TACGTACATAGACTAGTGGCTGAAGCATACATAGACAACCTAGAAGATAAATCAGACGTAAATCATATAGATGGCGATAAATCTAACAATGATATATCTAACCTAGAATGGGCTACACACTCAGAGAATATTCAAAAGGCATACGACAACGGTCAGATAACTAAACAAAGATCGGGCTGGAAGTGGGGGAGTCCTTTGGGTGAAAAAGTAACAAATCCTAAAGACCCAAGCAAGTTTTTTATAAAGAGAGCTGGAAGTACCGTCTAATGGCAAAGCCTAAGATAACAATCAAAGAGGCTAAGTTAATAAAAGGTATAGCAGAAGGCAAGACACAACGACAAGCATACATTGACGCTTATGACACAAAGGGCAAGATAGAGACAGTTGATGTAGAAGCTAGCAAGACCATAAGAAAACCCCAAGTGCAAGAGGCACTAGCTATAGCGTTGAACAAGTACAACATAACACCAGATAGGACATTGAAACGTGTTAGTGAAGCATTAGACGCAGAGAAGGTATCTATTGTGGGAAATGGCGACCAGTCAATGGCAGAGATTACACCAGACCACGCTACACGGCTAGCAGCAGTAAAGATAGCGCACAACCTAATGGGTGTAGGCAACAAAGATAATAATGGCAATACATACAACTTTAATCAAGTTCAAGTAATACACAAAGACAAGTATGACCTATGAAGCCATTTAGTAACTACATACCATTCATACAAGACAACTTTAAGATAATAGATAAGAACGGGGAAGAAGTACCTTTTATAGCTAATCCAGTACAGGCTAGATACGCAGAAGAATCAACAGGTAAAGATATTATCCTCAAAGCACGACAGCAAGGGTTCAGCTCATTGATACTGGCTATATTCACTACAGACTTCCTGTACAAAGAGAATAGCCGAAGTGTAGTAGTAGCAGACGTTGACGAGAATGCAGAAGAACTACTAGACAGGGTCAAACAGTATATTAGAAGTTATGAGGAAATAAACAAGACTAAAGTACCGTTGAAATATAACTCTAAGTCCGAGCTATACAATGAAGCTAATCATTCTAGGTACAGCATAGGTACAGCCAAGAGTACAGAGTTTGGTAGATCTAAAACTATAACCAACCTACACCTATCAGAAGCAGCATTCTATCCTAATCTATCCAAGATACTCAAGGGTGCTGGTAACGCTGTAGTCCCTAATGGTCGCACGATACTGGAGACAACAGCTAATGGGTATAACGAACTGAAAACACTATGGGATGAGTGTGAACTAGGTAATAAAGCCTACAAACCTTTATTTTACGCAGCTAGTGATTTCTATAGTGAAGAAGAACTAGACAACAAGCGTAGAGAAGCACTGACAATGAGTGACTACCTACAAGAGTTTCCTGAGACACCTAGCGATGCTTTCCAAACGTCAGGTAGATGTTATTTCGACTTAGAAGCATTACGCCAATTACTTAATAGAACAAGAAAGCCACTAACTGTATGAGTTTTAGACGATACCGAAGATATGAGAAAGGTGAATTTATTATAGTGGCTGCCGACACATCATCTGGTGGGGGAGATTACTCAGCGGCACAATTCCTATCTAAGACCAATATAGATATACCGACTGTCTATCACTCTGAAGTAACAGCTAGTGAGATGACACCACGACTACATACCGAACTAGAGCGCATCTATAAAGAAACAGGTATAAAGCCTGTAGTAGCCTATGAAACTAACAATGGAGGTGTATTTGAACTAGAACGACTAGCAACACTTAATCGTAATGGGATGTATACAATGTATCTACAGAAGTCCGGTATAGGTACATCTAATACGGTAGAGGATATGGTCAAGTATGGATTCTCTACTAACTCAGCGACTAGACCAGCAATACTCCAGATACTTAAAGAAGCAGTAGATAACCAGCTTATAACTATTTACGACAAGCCAACAATCAATGAGATGTTTGCATTTATTGTCAAACCTAATGGCAAGCCACAGGCAGAACAGGGCGCACATGACGATCTAGTAATGAGCCTAGCTATCGCCTGGCAGATGTATCAGACCGAAAGCCCACCTATAGTAAGGCAACGTAAACACAGAGAGGTTAAGAGATTAAAGCTTCATGTTTAACAAAACACTAGACGTAACACACCTAAAACAACGTGGCGATAAGTTAGTTAAGAAAATATCTGAGATGGTCAATGATAAGACGGCATTCATTATTGGTGATGTACCTAGCGAACTAAAGATAAGTGAAGACCAGTACACTTCAATGATAGAAGCCGATGAACTAGAGTTTATGATGGATTACTCACAGTTTGAAGATAGGTTAAAGCCTAGTGCAGATAAGCTGTTTCATACTGGTCAATATGTACTAGAGGTAAAAGTTGTGGAGGATGGAGCATGGATCAAAGCCCTAAACACCAAAGAGTCGTAACCTATCAAAAGATAGACGACGAAGCAATAAAGATAGTAACTAAATCATATTATAAGGAGTTAGCCCACATGCTAGAAGAAGTAGAAAAGCCAATGGTATCATCATTCTTTACTCTTAAGAAAGATATAGAGTTAGCGCTTGACCATGTACTGAAAGATGGCTCACCTAAACTTGTACTAACGATTGAAATCAAGAACGGACAACCAAAGATTATTAAAAGATACGTGACAATAAAAGAGAGCTACCCTAAAAGATAGTTTTGTGCTATAATTACAGGTAACGACAGCCATCTTATTCCTAAGCCCTGTCATCAGACTTAGGATGACCAAATGGCTTTTTATGAACAGGACGAACTTCAACCGCTCTACGATGAAGCAAAGAAAGAATCTTACGAGTGGCGTAAGAATTATAATGAGTACGAACGACTAGCTGATAATGGCTTAATAGAGGACTTAGACGAGAACCTACCGGAAGTAAACGATGGTTCACTGTCTGCTGCGCTGTTTAAACTACCTAAACGAATTGTAGACGACAACCTATCAGGTAGGGCTAAAGCACTTGATGCTGATGATGCGTGGATTACCGAACTTGCTAACATTTACTGGACTAACAAGATTATTCCTAATGCCAACTCTCAAGCTACATTCCACAGAAAGCTTAAAGCTGTTGTACGTAAAGCTGCTATCTATGGTTCACAACCTGTTATATCTCTACTTATGGATAAGGACGATGAGACTACTGCTGACTTCATAGTTCCATACGTATCAGATGTACGACTAGAACCAGGTAAAGTATCCGACCAAGACAGCGACATTATCTTTTGGGATATTTACTACACCAAGAAACAAGTACGTGACCTGATTGAACAAGCTGAAGCCGAGACTAAAGACGCTAAAGAGGACAAAGCAGAAAAGACCGAACAACTAGGCGAACAAGAAGTAGAAGCACCAGAAGGTGTAAACAAGTGGGATATACTAGCACTTAAAGCTATTTTAGAAGGCAAACATACTGAAGATCGTGACCAGAAAGAAGACCACGAAGGCAACCAAGACAAATCTGTTACTAAAGGTGGAATCAAGTTCTGCATCGCTTTTCAAAGAGGTATCAAAGCACCATTCTACATGTATCATTGGGGAACAAACAAAGTAGTACGTGAATGGGAAAACCCAGACCCAACTGGTGACTTGCCAGTTAAATACCTATACTGCTATCAAGACTTTAACAACCCTTATGGAATTGGAATAGTTAAACTTGCCGGTGGAACTCAGAACGTACTAGACATCATGCGACAATATGACGTACTTGCTACTCAACTAGGAATACGTCCACCACGCATCATTAAAGGCAACGAAGATGAAGTTGATGAAGATTCAATGGTCAATGCACAAGACGCTAACTGGTTTGTTGGTGGTGCAGATGTTTCATTTGCTGAAATGGCTAATGGAGTGTACAACCAACTACCTACACGCATAGGAATGTACCAGAGTTCGCTTAACAAGCTACTACCTATGGGAGACACATCAGTATCTGCTGAAGCTGGCGATCCGTTGCAGTCTAAAACTCCTGCTGGGGTTAAGTTCCAACAAGCTCAACTATCTATTGATGATGAGGACTTTAAAGACAATCTACACGCTTTCTACGAGCAAGTAGCCAAGAACCTTATTAACCTGACTTTTGCCAACATGGAAGGCACAGACCTACTTAAACTATCTGATGACGAGCGTGAACTACTACAAAGCTCTGGCCTAGAGTTTCCTGTTGATGAAATGGGTGAGCCTACTAACGAACTTGAGATTATCTGGGACGAGGCAAGAGCAACCTTTGACTTTGAAGTAGACGCAGAGGATTCAAAGACTAAAGACGAAGAAAAGCGATTAGAAGGTTTATTACGGATTGTAGAGTTACGTGCTACTGACCCATCTATCGAACAGTCACTAATGATGAGTGGATACCAACTGAACTTGGGTGAGCTTTTCAGTTCTATCATCAACCTGACTACCGACAACGACAAGATACTTAAACAACTAGACCCTGAAGAAATGGCTGGTATGCAACAGCAACAAGCTCAAGACCAGATGATGCAAGAGCAGGCTATGACTCAAAAAGACCAAGAACAGCCCCAAGAGTCCAGCGAACCATCACCGGAACAGGTGCAAGCCAACATGGAGGCTGTAATGGCTGAACATGGTGTAGATGAACAGACCGCTGCCGAATTACTGGATGCTGAATATCGTGGTATCCCACCAGAAGAAATACTTGCATCACTAGAACAAGCTAAGGCAGAGCAAGGAGCAATAGCATGAGCAGAAACGACTCAATTCTTTATTCCGGTCTAACTAGTAAATCATCTGGACAAGCTGAACGTGTTAAGCGTGAAAAAGAACTAAAGCTAGAAGCTAAACAACAAAAACGTACAAAACTAATACCAGCTGTTGAAGTAGTACTTGATGAACTAGAAAAAGAGAAGCGACGTACTCAAGAGGAGCTGTTGAGCATGATAACCGTAGAGACTACCGAACAAGCAACTAAGGACATCATTGTAGCGCTTAATCTATATAGCGAATCAGTCACACGTTTGAAGAACCGACTATCTAACATTATGAGGGTTAAAAATGGCTGAGATAACCGAAGAAGAACGACAAGAGATTCACGAACAGCTACGTGAAGCCTATGAATATACATTCGATATGGACAACCTAATACCACAGAAACACTTGTGGGTGGACAGGGGTGCAGTAATGAGCTGTGAGTTTGCCGGACACGCTAACCACAGAGCATTCAAAAGACAGAAGTAATACTGACGGGTGCTGACCAAAATAGCCAGCATCCATCAGTGCGACCTCTAGCACTACAACCGGCTCGCAACCGTGTAAATAATAGCTGAAATTAAATAAAGGAGTGAGTATGCCAAAACCTGAAGAAGGTGAAGCAACTGGTGCGGAAGATACATCGGTATCGGAAGTAACAGAAACATCAACCGACGAGGAGTTTGGTGATTGGGATGACGGTGTATCGTTCGACGATGCAGATGACGACCAAGAATCAAGCGAAGAAACCAAAGAAGAGCCGGCCAGCGATTCTGAGGAAGAAACCCCAGAGGATGATGAAAGCACTGATACTACTGACGAGAATCAGGAAGATCAGGAAGAAACAGAGGACGACACCACCTCTGACGATTCATCAAACGACGTTGAGTTGGACAGAAAACAATACAACGACGAGATGGCTAAAAGACGTATTGCTGAGAAGCAACTCCATGAGGAGAGGCAGGCAAGAGAACAAGAGAATCTCAAACGCTACTTAGACGAAGCAGGCGATGACGAGATGGAGCTTGAAAAACGTCAATTAGAAGTAGAGCGTCACTTAGTACAAAGAGAGAAAGCCTCAGTCACACAAGACAAGCTGTTAGTCGGTATAGACAAAGCAGTTGCAGGCATAGACCTTTTTCGTACAGGTACACCAGAAATCAAAGAGGAACTCGCAAAGAGCCTTGACGACTTCGAAGCTATGTATGTCAAAAAAGACAAAGACGGCAACTACCTAGAAGTGAACGCAGACGTGTACCAATTTTTACAAACGAAAGCAGACTCTATCCGTCGGCTAACGGGAATTGGTGCAAGAGAACAGACGAAACAGAAAGCTAAAGAAAAAAGCCGGACTGTTGCACGTCCTACCCGAACACCAAAAGAACCTAAACAAGACGACGACATGGCGGCCTTCGATGAGATGGCTGCTAGGGACTGGTAGAGCCTAAGAAAGGCTAAATATTATGGCTATTAACCTAGCATCAAAGTATGAGAGCAAAACCTCAGAACTTTTGAAAGTTGGTCGCAAGACCAAAGATGTTACCAACCAAGACTGGTCATGGGATGGTGTAAACGCAATTAACGTGTACACACTAACTGACCCTACAATGGATAACTACGATACTGCTGGTGGCTCAAACCGCTACGGCAACCCTACTGAAGTACAAGATACTATCCAAACATGGACACTATCTCGTGACCGAAGCTGGACAAAAATAATTGACAAAAAGAACTACCAAGACACAATGATGGTTCGTAAGCCAGGTGCATACCTTGCTCAAGCGACGAAGAACGTACTTGTACCAGAAATGGACGCTTACATTATTCAGACTATCGTTACTGCTGGTGAAGTCGCTAATCGTGACGACATCGCTACAGACGCAGCTACAACTGCTGCAAACGCTTACACAGACTTTACTCTTATCAATGCTGACATCACAAACAGCGAAGCTCCAGAATCTGGACGTGTTGCTTTGATGACTGCAAGCTACTACAACTTCTTGAAATCAAGTGGTTTCGTACTTGCAAGCGATAGTGGTAACGCTGATCGTAAGAGTGGCGACTACGGAATGGTTGATGGTTGTAAGGTTGTATTAGTTCCTAGTGGACGTATGCCTGCAAACACAAACCTAGTAATCACACACTCATCTGTAACTGTTGCACCTGAAAAACTAGTAGACTACACACTTCACAAGAACCCACAAGGTATCTCTGGTGAATTGCTTGAATACCGACACCGCTACGACGCATTTGTTGACACCAACAAAGTGAACTGCATCGGTATACACAAAACAGCCTAGTTGACTTGGTAGGTTTTTAACCTAACAGGAGACAAAGTAAATGGACAATGAAACTAAAGATTTAACAGCAGGACTAAAAAAGTTCAAACACAACGTCCTAGACGAAGTACGAGCAGACGCTAAGTTTAATTACTTACGACGACTGAAAGAACAGCAAGAAAAGGCTGAGTACGAAGAAGCTAAGACACAGGGTTATGGAGCTGTAGATGAATTTGTAGATAGAGAAATCTCTCAACTTAAAACATCTAGTTCTGCAAAGAAAGGTAAATAAATATGTCAGTAGATTTAACAGGCTTTGGCCACGTAGAATCTGAGGCTGTAACAGGAAACAAGACTGTAGACATCACCGATCAAGGTGTTGTTCAGAATGTTACTGCTACATGCACAGTCACACTACCTTCAACAGTAGTTGGCTATGTTTACACAATTCGTGTAGGCGCTGAAGGCAAAACAGTTAATGTTAGCCCAGCAGCACTTGACCTTATCGCTGGAAACGGATTCACCGCAGCAGATGACAAGGACTTAATCTTCACTAACCAACCAGCAGGAAGCTTCGTTACCCTAGTAGGAAACGGAACAACTGGATGGAATGTACTATCAATTAGTGGTACTGGAACAAGAGAAGCCTAGTCAAGTAAATACTAACCTCACTCCCACTGATAGCGTAGACAAAACGTCCAGAACGCTAAGGGTAGGGGTTAGTCCCCAAGAAACTTAAATAAAGGAATAAAATGGCACAAACACCATATAACTACAACAACATCACTACTGCGACCACAACTGTTGTAAAAACCGGAGTTGGCGTACTACATAGTATTACTATCAACACCACTACAGCTTTTGCAATTACTGTATATGACAATACTTCAGCAGCAGGAACTAAGATTGCTACTATCGCAGCATCACCTGTAATCGGTTCTACATTTATATACGACGTTGCATTTAAGACTGGACTAACAATCGTTACAGCTGGTGCATCTGACATAACAGTAAGCTACCAATAACAATGGACTTAACACGTTTAAAGGCTATCAAAGACCAACAGGCTAAAGAGCAGGCTGATAGAAAGCGAGACTCTGAAAGTAGAATCGCTGGACTTGATATGCAAGAAACTGTTGTTAAGTCCTTTGCTCGTTTAGTGGAATACCTAGACGGCAAAACTTCACGTACACTGGTAGTTAATCAGATAAAAGATTTTGCGACTCACGAAGATGCGCAGAAGTTTGTATCAGCACTTGATTCACTTCATACAACGCTTAAAACACACGAAAACACCGACCTGACCGAGATAACAGGCGTTATGAAGGCTGTACTAGCAGAAGCGAAGAAGATACCAAAAGAACATCCAAAGGAAAAAGAAGAAAAGTTTATAGACTACACAAAGCAGATGGACGGACTACTTAAGGCCGTCAAAGCTGTAGAGCAGGTAGTAAAGAACCAGAAACTCATAGCCGAAGCACCGGTTATAAACGTACCGGAAACAACTGTAAATGTAGAAGCACCGGATCTGAAACCACTACAAACGTCAATAAAAGATGTTGTAAGTGCAGTTAAAGATATTGTTATCCCTGAATACACAACCGATAATCAAGAGGTTGAGAAGTTATTAAAGCTCAGTAATAAGTTACTCAAAAGCATTTTAGAAAAGCCTGTCGGTGGAGGTGGTGGAGGTGGTGGACGTGCTACTCCTTATCAAGATACGTCGGGAATGCCAGTATTTCCTAACAGCGTAGTATCCGCTGCAACCCCCACCATAACGGCTGTAGCGGTTGTCAACCCAGATGGGTCAAATGTGGGTGGCTCTGCCGGTGACCTACACACCCAAGCAAAAGGTGCAACTGCCGCAGGTTATCCAACATCTACCACTGCAAGCGTGGATAGACAATTATTAGACGTAACACTCCGAGACACGTCTGGTGCTGCCGTCGCTTTAGGTGGTGGTACGCAATATATAGAGGATGTAGCCTCTGCTACTGACCCTACTGGCACAGTACCGATACTTATTCGTAAAGATACGCCAGCGACCATTACCAGCACAGATGGTGATAACATAGCCCAACGTGCCACTAATTATGGTGCAGCTTATACTCAAATAGTAACTTCTGCCGGAGCATTTGTTGATACTTTTGGAGGAGGTACTCAATATGCTGACGCTGTTGCTAGAGGAACTGCAACGGGTACGCTAGCGATGGGTGATGATGGTACTAACATCCAGTCCGTACATGTTGACTCTGCTGGCGATTTACAAATAGATGTCTTAACCTCAGCCCTACCTACTGGTGCAGCAACCTCAGCACTTCAAACTCAGCCAGGCGTAGATATAGGTGATGTGACTATAAATAACGCTTCTGGTGGTTCGGCAGTTAATATTCAAGATGGTGGCAACTCTATTACAGTAGACGGTGCTGTTACTACTTCAGGAACGGTCACAGAGGCAAACTCCGCAGCAATTCTAACCTCTACTCAATTATTAGATGATACAGTAGCTACACTTGGCACGACTACTTATACCGAAGCAACCACTAAAGGGAATGTTATTGGTGCGGTTCGTAGAGATGCCAATACCACTCTAGTAGACACTACTAATGAAGTAGCACCCTTACAGGTCAACTCGACGGGTGAATTAAAAGTCGCCCAAATCCAAGCTTTACCCACAGGCGCAAACGTAATTGGTGCGCTAACTGCTAACCAGTCTGTAAATGTTGCTCAAGTAAATGGTATTACTCCTCTAATGGGGAACGGTGTCACAGGTACGGGTTCTAACCGTGTAACTCTAGCCTCTGATGGAACAGCAATCTCAACCACTGGATACATGTCAGTCAAGGTAGACCAAACAACTCCAGGTACTACCAACGCCACTTCAATCGCTCAATTAGGTGCTAATACAGTAGCTACAGGAAACGGTGCATCATCTACAGGTGTACTTAGGGTCGCTCAAGTAAACGATGGTACGGGTGTTTTGGCTGGAGTCACGACTGTTTCTACGGTCACTTCAGTTGCTCAGAACGCAGATGTTCGTCAAGCTACAGCCTCTAACTTAAATGCTCAAGTGGTAGGAACGGTAGCCCACGATGGTGTAGATTCTGGGAATCCATTAAAAGTAGGTGGTAAAGCCCGCCAGACAAACCCTACGGCAGTAGCAGACCTAGATAGGGTAGACGCTACCTTTGATGATATAGGGCGACAAGTTGTTGTCTTGAACCAAGTCAGAGACCTAGAAGTCCACCAAACCACTACAATCACAGCGAGTACAGCAGAAACTACTATCCTAACAGCAGGCGCTGCTGGTGTATTCCACGATATTACTCTAATCACTATAGCTAATACTTCGGCTACAGCGACTAGGGTAGATATTAGAGACGCAACCGCAGGCTCAGTTATTTGGTCGATGTACGTCCCAGCAGGTCAGCAGATAGGTGCGAACATCACAGTACCGATTAAGCAAACTACCGCAGCTAACAACTGGACGGCAACCTGCATCACGTCTCTAACTGACTTAAGAATCTTTGTTCAAGGTGTCAAGAATGTGTAAAAATAAGGAGATAAAATGTTACTACTAACTTCAGCATCAGACATAATTAGGATAGTTACCACCACAGGTGGGTCGGCAATAGCCGTCCACGCCGACTGGATAGATAACGTATCGGGGACGATTACACCAGGGCGAACCAATACAGCTTCCATTACAACCGCTACGACTACTACGGTGGTAGCAGCGCCAGGTACGGGTCAAAGAAATGTGCAGTCTCTCAATATAAGGAATACCCACGCTTCGGTTACTGAAACTGTGACCATACAGCATTTTGATGGTTCTATCTCTGAGGACTTATTCAAAGTCACCCTACTAGCCAGTGAGTCTCTTGTCTACTCAGAAGAAGGTAACTGGCAGAGATACAACTCGGCAGGCACTCCAGTAACTATCGCTACATCTGGTGCTTTTGACTTACAAGTATTCACTGCATCAGGTGCTGGAACGTGGACAAAACCAACAGCATTTACCCCAGTTGGAGTAGAGGTAGTTATGTGGGGTGGTGGTGGAGGAGGAGGCGCAGGAGCTTCACTCGCCACAGCAGTTGTCGCAAAAGGTGGAGGAGGTGGAGGTGGAGGAGCATACGGAACCAAAGTATTTAGAGCTAGTGATTTATCTGGCACAGAGAACTTAAACGTTGGCGCTTCTGGCGCAGCTGGTGTACCTGGAGTTGCAGGAGCAGCTGGTGGAGATGGTGGTATAGGTGGAAACTCAACTTTTGGAACAACAGTACTATTAAGTGCATTTGGAGGAGGCGGTGGTCGTGGTGGCGCTATATCTGCTCTAGCTTCGGGTGGCGGAGGAGGTGGAGGGACTGGAACTGCTGGTACAACTGGTAGTGCCACATCTGGTCTAGGTGGCTATCCTGGAACCGCAGCCGCTAAAGGTGTTACTGGTGTAGCCGCTGGTACTGGTTCAGACGGAACTATAACCGTTGTTACTACTCATAACGCAGAACACGGTGGCGGAGGTGGCGGGGGGTCAACCGCTACTCCCACTTCATCTGTCGGTGGGGGTTCTATAAGAG